ATGAAGGCTGGCGTCAAGCGCCTGGCGGCGGCTTCTGCCGGTGAGCCCGCCTTGCGGATCGCGGGCTATGCCAGCCTGTTCAATCTGAGCGATGGCGGCGGTGACGTGGTGGCAAAGGGGGCGTTCCGGACCGCCCTGGGCCGCCGGGGCGCCTCCGGCGTCCGCATGCTCTGGCAGCATGACCCATCGCGCCCCATCGGCATCTGGGACCGGATCGAGGAGGACCAGCTGGGCCTTTATGTGGCCGGGCGGCTGCTGACCGGGCTGGAGCTTGGGCGGGAGGCGGCGCTGCTGATCACGACGGGGGCTCTGGATGGGCTCTCCATCGGGTTCCGGGCGATCAAGGCCCAGAAAATGGCAGGCGGCGCGGCGCGGCGGCTGGCTGAGATCGATCTTTGGGAAGTGTCGCTGGTGACCTTTCCGCTGCTGGATGCGGCGCGGCTGAAGCCCGTGCCGTCTCTGTCCTCTTCTGCAACTGGAGACGCATGATGGATTGCGAGATGAACGGCATGACGGTGGATCACGGCCTTGAGACCAAGAGCCTGCCGCCCTACGAGACCAAGGCGGGCGCTGCTCCGTCCGTTTCCGGCGAGCATCCGCTGAACGAGATGTATGCGGCCTTTGCGGCCTACCGTGAGGCCAATGAGGAACGGCTTTCGGATATCGAGCGGCGCGGTTCGGCCGATGTGCTGACGCTGGAGCGGCTGGACCGGCTGGATACGGCGCTGGATGCCACCCGCCGCCGCCTGGACGAGCTGTCGCTGAAGAGCCGCCGCCCGGAGCTGAGCCACAAGAGCCTTGAAGGCAATGCGCAGGTGCTTGAGCACAAGACCGCCTTCGAGGGTTACATGCGCTCCGGCCGCGAGGAGGGACTGCGGCCGCTGGAGGTGAAGGCCATGTCCATCGGCTCGGATCCTGATGGCGGCTATCTGGTGCCGGAAGAGACGGAAGCGGGAATCCTGAGCCGCCTTGCGGCTGTCTCTCCGATCCGTGCCATTGCGGGCAACCGGCAGGTGTCGTCGAGTGTGTTCAAGAAGCCATTCGCCATCTCCGGCCCGCAGACCGGCTGGGTGGGCGAGACCGCAGCACGGCCGCAGACGGCCGCTCCGGCGCTGGCTGAACTGACCTTCCCGGCGATGGAGCTCTATGCCATGCCGGCGGCCACCGCGTCGCTGCTGGAGGATGCGGCGGTGAATGTGGATGAGTGGCTTGCCGAAGAGGTGGAAACTGCCTTTGCAGAGCAGGAGGGCGCGGCCTTTGTCAATGGCGATGGCGTGAACAAGCCGGTTGGCTTCCTGTCGGTGCCGCGACTTGCGGACAATGCCTGGGCCTGGGGCTCGCTCGGAACGCTCAACACGGGCGTCAACGCCGCCTTTGCCGCCACCAGCCCGGCGGACAAACTGATCGACCTCGTCTATGCGCTGAAGAGCGGCTACCGCCAGAACGGGCGTTTCGTCATGAACCGCCGGACGCAGGCGGCGGTGCGCAAGATGAAGGATGGTGAGGGCAATTATCTCTGGCAGCCGCCGGTAAGTTCCGATGCGCCGGCGACCCTGCTGAACTTCCCCGTCAGCGAGGCGGAGGCGATGCCGGATATTGCCACGGGAGCTGCGGCAATTGCCTTTGGTGATTTCCGCCGCGGCTATCTGGTGGTGGACCGCACGGGGGTGCGCATCCTGCGGGATCCCTACTCGGCCAAGCCCTATGTGCTGTTCTACACGACCAAGCGCGTCGGCGGCGGCGTGCAGGACTTCGCGGCCATCAAGCTGCTGGTGTTCTCCGCCTGAGGGCAGGCTGAGCCGATGAGATGAGAATTGGCCGTCCCGGCTGACCGGGGCGGCCTTTTTTCTGCCCGTCTTTTTCTGGCCGCGCGGGTGGCGTGATTTTCCGAGGACAAGATGACCCATATGGTGACGAGCCCGCCAGCGGTGGAGCCGGTGAGCGTGGCCGAACTGCGGGCGCAGGTGCGCCTTGTGCACATGCAGGAAGATGCCCTGCTGGAGCATTACATCAAGGCGGCGCGCCAGCATGTGGAGGGCCTGACGCGGCGGGCGCTGATCACCCAGACGCTCCGCGTAATCCTCGATGCCTGGCCGGCCGGGCGGGCGGTGCGCCTGCCGGTGGGGCCGGTGCAGGACGTGCTGGCGGTGAACCTGGTGGACGGGGACGGGATGCCGCAGCCTCTGCCTTCCTCTGCCTGGCGGTTCTACAGGGGCTCTGAGCCGGGAAGCCTCAGGGCGGCGCCGGGATTGGGGCCGGTTGAGCCGGTGAACGGGATCCAGATCGAATTCATTGCCGGATACGGGCCAAATGGTTCGTCGGTGCCGGAGCCTTTGCGGCAGGCAATCCTGCTGCTGGCGGCGCATTGGTACGAGAACCGGGAGGCTTCCGTCGAATTCGGCAACGGCACCATGCCGCAGGCGCTGGACCGGCTGCTTTCCACCTATCGTCTGGTGCTGCTGTGAGCGGGGCGGGGGATCTGCGCCGTCTGGTGCGGCTGTGGAAGCCGGAGCGGACGGCGGATGCCGGGGGTGCGGCGCAGACAAGCTTTGAGGACATGGGCGCCGACCATGCGGCGGTGCGGCTGCGCAGCCAGGCGGAGCGGGCGAGTGATGCCCGGGCCGATGGCGTGGCAACGCATGAAATCCGCGTGCGGCACCGGGAAGACATTGCGGGCGGATGGCGCATCGCGGACGGGGCGAAGAGCTACCGTGTGCTGGCAGCCGCAGACCCGGACGGGCGGCGGTGCTGGATCCAGTGCCTGTGCGAGGAGGAAGAGGCATGACCGGCGAAATGGCGCTGCGCGACGCGCTGATCGCCCGGCTTTCCACTGACACTGACCTGACGCTGATTCTCGGCGCGGGACACGTGCATGACGGGGCGCCGCGTAGTGCGGCGCATCCCTATCTGACGCTGGAGAGCATCACGTCCCGGCCTTTGGCCGGTGAGCCGGACGAGGGCATGGAGCATCAACTGGTGCTGGCGCTCTATTCCCGCGCGGACAGCCGCGACGAGGCGGTGAAGGGCGTGATGGCGGCGGCCGCGGCGCTCTTCGGTTCCGGTCTCAGCCTGAACGGCTGGCATCTGGCTGACCTGCGGGCTGTCGAGACTTCCAGCGAACGGCTGAGGGACGGGCGGAGCTGGCGGGCGGCATTGCGCCTGCGCGCCGTGACCGGCCCGGAAGACTGACTGCAACACATCAAACGGCAAGGAGCGCGCAATGGCAGCGCAGCGTGGACGTGACCTTTTGCTGAAGCTCGGCACGGGCAGCGGCAATTCCTTTGTGACACTGGCGGGGCTTCGGGCCCGCAGGATCGCGCTCAATGCAGCAACGGTGGACATCACCAATGCGGACAGCGCCGGGCGCTGGCGGGAATTGCTGGCCGGGGCTGGCACCCGCAGTGCCAGCATCTCGGGCTCCGGCCTTTTCCGTGATGCCAGTGCGGACGAGACAGCGCGGGCGCTGTTCTTCAGCGGCGAGATACGGGCCTTTCAGGTGGTGATCCCGGATTTCGGCACGCTTCAGGGGCCGTTCCAGATCACGGCGCTGGAATATGCCGGGCAGCACGACGGGGAGGTGACCTATGAGATCGCTCTCGAGTCCGCGGGCGAACTGGCCTTTACGGCGCTTTGAGGGGAGCGGCAGCGATGACGAACCGGCTGAGAGGCGAAATCAGCGCCATGCTGGACGGGCGGGAATGGACGCTGGTGCTGACGCTGGGCGCGCTGGCGGAACTGGAGGCGGCCTTTGCCTGCGAAGATCTGCAGGGGCTGGTGGAGCGCTTTGCCAGCGGGCGGCTGGCGGCGCGGGACATCATCCGCGTACTGGGGGCGGGCCTGCGCGGGGCGGGCAACAGCGTATCCGACGAGCAGGTGGCGATGATGCGGGCGCCCGGCGGCGTGGCAGGATTTGCGGCGATTGCGGCGGATCTGCTGCGGATCACCTTTGGTGGCACCGAAGACACAGCGGAGGCAGCAGGGGCCCCCACGCGCCCTTGAGTGGCGGCGCGGGGCAGAAGGCTGCGGCGGGCGGGGCCGGGGCGTTTCCATGGGAGGCGGTGCTTCATGCCGCCATGGGGCGCCTCGGCTGGAGCCCGGCCGGAACCTGGGCCGCGACGCCGCGTGAACTGGCCTTCGCGCTGGGCCTCCGGCGGGGAGCGGGCGCTCTCAACCGCCGGGGGCTGGAGGCGCTGATACAGCGTTTTCCGGATGAAGGAGAAACGGGATGGCAGACGAAAGCCTGATTGGCGCGGGGGGCGCGGACCTCGACCGCATGGCGCAGCAGATGCAGGACATGCAGAAGACAGCGGGCGACTTCTCCCGCGTGCTGAATGCCGGGCTTCGAACGGCGGTGGTTAGCGGCAAGTCACTCGACAGCGTGATGAAGTCGATGGTTCTGAGCCTGTCGTCGCGGACGCTTTCCAGCGCGCTGGCGCCGCTGACAAACCTGGCGGGGGGCGCGGTGAGCAGCCTGCTGGGGTCGGCAGCCTCAAGCGTTGCAAGCGGTGTGTCCGGGCTGTTCAGCTCCGGCGTGTCGCTGTTTGCCGATGGCGGCGTGGTGTCCTCACCGACCTTTTTCGGCCATGGCAGCGGGCTGGGGCTGATGGGAGAGGCGGGAGCGGAAGCCATTTTGCCCCTGCAGCGCGGCGCCGATGGGCGGCTGGGGGTGGCTGGACCTGGCGGCAATGGCGGGGGAACGGTGGTCGTCAACGTGACCACGCCGGATGCGCCCAGTTTCCGCAGGTCGGAAGCGCAGGTTTCGGCAATGGTGGCCCGCGCCGTCGGACGGGGACGGCGCGGGCTCTAA